ACTGATACCTTTAGTAATGCCCCTGTTATTCCAGGTGAAGGTGTTTTAGCGACTAATGGAATTTATGCGTTAATGACTAATCTAGGCGCAGCACAAATTTACTACGGATAAAAAATGTCAGAAGAACTAAGAGCTGAGGCTTCATTTAGTTTAGCGGGTAGGAAGGTCATGATTGGTCTTCCTGCTTATGACTTTAAAGTTTCGGTAAAGCTAGCCATATCTTTGGCTCAGTTTGCCGTTGAAGCTCCTAAACACGGGGTTGATATTCAGATCTGCAACATTTCTGGATGCTCCGTTGTTTCCCGTGTACGCAACCTGATCGCTAAAGATTTCCTTGCTTCAGACTGCACGGACTTGATGTTTATTGACTCCGACATTACGTTTGATCCGCAAGACATCTTCCGTCTGATGGCGTGGAATATAAACCCAAAAATGGGTATTGTTGGCGGTGTTCCAGTAGCCCGTAAAAAGGGTAGTGTTTATATCTCTACGTTAGATCAAGATGCTGAAGGCGGAATTTACATGAATTCGTACGGTTTAGTTAAGGCTAAACGTATTGCTACAGCCTTTATGCTGATCCGTAAAGACGTATTTCAGACCCTTAAAGACAACCATCCTGAGTGGAAATACCACGATGATCGTGTAGTAGATGGGCATCCAGACAAGTTTTGCTATTCATTCTTTGACTTTAAATCCACTCCAGAAGGCTATGTAGGCGAAGATTACCTTTTCTGTGATCGTGCCACTGCCCACGGCTACGAAGTATGGATTGATCCTACGATTAAACTAGGTCATCTAGGGATGGAAGAGTTTGCAGGCTCGTTCGGTGAGGAGTTTCTTTACCCACTTATTCGTTCAGTAGACTCTAAAAAGGATGCTGCGTAATGGCTACCAAGAAAAAAGGGGTATCCCTTGCGATTGGTCGTGGTGAAAAGCTGCCTGTATCTAAGGGTGCTGGGCTTACCGCCAAAGGCCGTGCTAAGTATAATGCGGCTACTGGCTCGAATCTAAAGGCTCCGCAGCCCGAAGGTGGTGCTCGTAAGAAGTCATTCTGCGCTCGTATGTCTGGCATGCCAGGCCCAATGAAAGATGAAAATGGCAAACCTACAAGAAAGGCTGCCTCTTTAAAAAGGTGGAAATGCTAATGAAAGAACATTTAAACGAAGGCACAAAGCACGTTTTAGACGGGCTATCTTTAATTACAGTGTTAGGAGCTCTTGTGGACGTACTACCTGCCGTGGCTGCCCTGTTTACCATTATCTGGACAGGCATACGTATTTATGAAACTGGAACTGTACAAGGCTGGATTAATCGTGCCAAGCGTAAGTAAAAAGCAACACAATTTTATGGCTGCAGTTGCCAATAACCCAAAGTTCGCCAAAAAAGCTGGCGTCCCTAAATCCGTAGGAGAAGAATTTATGAAAGCAGACAAAAAGAAACCAATGAAGATGGCTGAGGGCGGCATGCCTATGGTTGAAAAAGATGGCAAGAAAGTCCCAGCGTTTGCTGCCGACGGTAAAGGCAAAATGGCTAAAGGTGGCATGGCACACTCTGACGTTAAGATGGACAAAAAGGTGGTTAAAAAAGCTGTTGGCATGCATGACAAACAACAGCATGGCGGTAAGAAAACTAACCTAACAAAACTTGCTCGTGGCGGCGGCATTGAAGCCAAAGGCAAAACCAAAGGCAAGATGATTGCCATGAAACGTGGCGGGAGCTGCTAATCATGGAAAAGTCACCAGACCAAATCGTAGCGGATATTGATCGTAAACAGAACGAAGAAGACAAGGATCTAATTCCTCGTGCTGGGCGTATGATAAAAGAAAAGTTTAGGGAGCTTATGACTAGCAAGCCCAAAGACGAAAAAGAAAAGAAACCAGTTAGCAAAGCTAAGGGTGGGATGATTAAGTCCTCCGCTTCTAAACGTGCCGACGGTTGCGCAATTCGTGGTAAAACGAGAGCGTAATGGTTAAACGTGTAGATCCTATTAGTTCTTCAGCTCAAATATCTTTGGGGCTTGAGGGCGAGCCTGAGCAACTACAGAGAAAAAGACCTGTAGATCCAGGGTATAGGGAGATTCACGAGAAGTACAACCCACCAGAAAAAGACTCCAAGGGTAAAGCTGCGGAGAATAAAGAGTTTGAAGATAAACGTCAGCCAAAAAGCGACTTGATCCGCCAAACTGAAATTGCTAGGATGAAAGAAATACTAGACAAATCTAAAGGCGGAGGTGGTGGCGGAGGTGGAAGTATGACCGATCCCATGGAGCGTAAAACAAAACCATACAATAAAGCCAAAGGTGGGGTAATTAAATCAGCATCTAAACGAGCCGATGGTTGTGCCATTAGAGGGAAGACAAGAGCATGAGACCAAGCAGAGGTATGGGCGCCATAATGCCCACTAAAATGGGTAAAGGGGTTAAGAAAGCCCGCAGGGACAATACCGACTTTACGCAGTATAAAGAGGGTGGTAAAGTCAATGCTGCAGGTAACTATACTAAGCCAGAACTGCGTAAGCGGATTGTGTCTCAAGTTAAGTCTGCTGCAACACATGGTACTGGCGCAGGTCAATGGTCAGCCCGCAAGGCACAATTAGTAGCTAAGAAGTACAAAGCTGCTGGCGGCGGTTATCGTGATTAAATGGTTTTGGAGACTAATCAATGGCTTTAGCAAAACCCCAACGGAGCCTCAAAGCGTGGGGCGACCAGAAGTGGACAACCAAGTCAGGGAAAAAGTCGTCCGAAACAGGCGAGCGGTACCTGCCAAAAAAAGCAATCCAGTCGCTAAGCCCGCAGGAGTACGCAGCAACAACACGAGCAAAACGGGCGGGAAAAGCGCAGGGAAAACAGTTCGTGCCCCAGCCAGCAAAAGTAAAAGCAAAAGTAAAGCCGTTTAGGAAAATATGACTACTACAGGCACAACCGAATTTAATTTAGAAATGAACGACCTCATTGAGGAGGCGTTCGAGCGTTGTGGGGTAGAACTACGGACTGGATATGACTTCCGTACTGCTAGACGCAGCCTTAATTTGCTTACTATTGAGTGGGCAAACCGCGGTATTAACCTGTGGACAGTAGAGCAGGGGCAGATTGTAATGAACGCTCAGCAGGCTATTTATGCCTTACCTGTTGATACTATTGATATTTTAGACGCTGTTACTCGTACCAATAACGGTGTGCAGTCTAACCAAACAGACATTAACTTAAGTCGTATTAGTGAGCCTACCTATATTACGATCCCTAACAAAAATGCTAACGGCAGACCCATTCAGATGTGGGTTAACCGTCAAAGCGGCGGTGTTGCAGCAATACCGCAAACAACATTAAACGGCGCAATTAGCGCTACAGATACCACAATTACGTTGGCAAACGCATCCAATCTCCCCACTCAGGGTTTTGTAAATATTGATAATGAGACGATTGGTTATCAAAATATCGTTGGAAATCAAATAATTAACGCATGGCGTGGGCAGAACGGCACAACTGCTGCATCGCACCTAACGGGCGCTAACGTGTTTAATAACCAGCTTCCGTGTATTAATGTCTGGCCTACACCTAATCCACCTGGCAATCAGTACACATTGGTGTATTACCGTATGCGCCGCATTCAAGATGGCGGTAGCGGTGTGCGTACACAGGATATTCCATTCCGGTTTATACCGTGCATGGTAGCTGGGTTAGCAAGTCAGTTAAGTATGAAACTTTCTGGTGTTGATCCTAACCGAGTTATGGCTTTAAAAACAGATTATGAGCAGCAGTTCCAATTAGCCGCAGACGAAGATAGGGAGAAAGCCTCTATTCGTTTTGTACCGCGTAACTTGTTTTATTCGTAATGCCAAATAAGTTTTCTTCTGGTAAGCATGCAATTGCCGAATGTGATCGGTGTGGGCAGCGCTTCAAACTAAAAGAACTTAAGAAGCTAACGATTAAGACAAAGCAGGTTGATATTAAAGTATGCCCAGAGTGTTGGGAACCAGACCAGCCGCAGTTGCAGTTAGGTATGTACCCAGTTAATGACCCACAAGCAGTACGGGAGCCAAGACCAGACGTAAGTTATCAAGTGTCAGGGCAAAGTGGGTTGCAGATAGTAGAGAACAACAGTAATTCTGTTGACGCATTTGGGTATCCAGAGGGCGGCAGTAGGATTTTTCAGTGGGGATGGAACCCCGTTGGCGGGGCTAGAGATGACGGGTTAACCCCTAATGATCTGGCACCAAAATGTCAGGTAGGCAGTGTAACTGTAACAATAACTTAGGAGTAGAACATGTTTAAAAAAGACGCAGATGGTGTAGCCAAACAAGGCAAAACTAAAGGTAAAAACCTAGGGGATAGCGGCCCATCAGTATTGGGTATGAAATCAAAGCCAAAGATGTTAGGCAAAGACCAAAACGTAATGAAGAAAATTGGGCGTAATCTTGCCAAGGTTCAGAATCAAGGTATGCGCAAAACCGCTGGACGAGGCCGATAATGGCTAAATTCTCAAAAAAGGTTATGGGCAAAGAGGTTGGCAATGCTAAACTTTATGCTGAACCTCACGATATGAAGGGGAAAGTTGTGAACCATAAAGAACCAAGCAAAGTAATGCGTGATCCAAACACGTTGTCTGCTCGTGAAACAACGCCTAAAAGCGGTGCTGCTCGTGTTAGCGCTGGTGATCCAAACCGTGATGATGTCAAAACTACTGGCATTAAGATCCGTGGTACAGGCGCAGCGACTAAGGGTGTTATGGCTAGAGGGCCGATGGCGTAATGAATTACACGCAATTAACCGCCGCAATTAAAGGTTTTGCTGAGAATGACTTCCCAGCAACTGTAGGCGCTTTTACGTCTCCAGAACAGATTGCTCGTTTTGTACAGCTTGCTGAGCAAAGTATCTTTAATACGGTGCAGATGCCTGCATTCCGTAAAAACGTGACGGGTGGAGTTACTACTGGTAATAAGTATTTAGCAACCCCTTCAGATTGGCTGGCTACTTTTAGTCTTGCGGTGATTAATGCGGCGAATGAATACCACTACCTTTTGAATAAAGACGTGAACTATATTCGTGAAGCTTACCCTGATACGGACGCTGCATTCTACGGTGAACCCCGTTATTACGCCGTATTTGACGACAACACCTTTATTATGGGGCCAACCCCAGATGCTAACTATGCGGTAGAACTGCATTATTTCTACTATCCAGAGTCTATTGTGACTGCTGGAACGTCTTGGTTAGGAACAAACTTTGACTCTGTACTTTTATATGGTGCGCTCTTAGAGGCAGCTAACTTTATGAAATCAGATGCAGATACAGTGAATCTGTACAAAGCCCGTTACGACAGGGCAATGGCAGAACTCAAGCAATTAGGTGATGCTAAAGAGCGTCAAGATGCTTACCGTAGTGGACAAGTGAGGTATCCAGTAAGATGATTAGCGTACAAGGAATCGGTGAATCCAGCGGGATTCAAGTATTTACAAAAGATCACGGCGGTTTTACCCCAGAGGAAATTGCTGAACGGGCGTTAGATAAAATTATTCAGGTAGGCGATCAGTCCCATCCATTGGTGCGAGAGCAGGCAGTAGCTTTTCGCAATCATATTCGGGAAGTGCTGGTCTTTTATATGAATGAAGCGGTAAAATTTGATCGTGTAACACTAGCTTATAAGCTACGGGAAGCTGGTCATCCTGAATTAATTAAACTTTTAGAGGAGTAAATCATGGCATTTACAGGCAATTTTATGTGTACCAGCTTTAAGCAACAGATTTTGCAAGCTGCTCACGACTTCACAGCATCTACTGGCGACACGTTTAAACTAGCCATGTATGACAATAGCGCATCCTTTACGGCTGCTACAACGGCGTACACGGCTACTAATGAGGTAGCTGCTTCTGGTACTTATTCAGCTGGCGGCGGTACATTAACTAATGTAACCCCAACAACTTCAGGTACAACTGCGTTTACTGACTTTGCTGATTTGTCGTTTACATCTGCAACTATTACTGCATTTGGTGCGTTGATTTATAACACCACCCCAACATCAGGACTAGGTCTTACAAACCCAACCGTTTGCGTACTAGACTTTGGTGGAGCTAAAACTTCAACCGCAGGTACATTTACGATTGTGTTCCCAACAGCAGACGCAAGCAACGCAATTATCCGCATAGCCTAGGGATGGTTAGGTGCCAACTTATTCGGGCTGGGGAAGCGGTGCGTGGAGTGGCGGACCGTGGGGCGAGGACTACACTGACGTAGAGGTCTCCCCTAGTGGAGTTGTAGGCACTGGAAATGTAGGCTCGGTTACTGTAACTGCTACTGGAAATGTAAGTGTTAGCTTAACAGGGGTATCGGGAACAGGGCAGTTAGGTAGTGCAACAGTTACTGCTTCGGCGGTTGTTAACGTAACTGGAGTAAGCGGTACAGGACAGATAGAAGCACCTGCTATTGATGCTGG